CATTCACTGCTCGTGATGTGAAAGTGGCTCAAGAGCTCAAGCTGAAGGCTAAGGCCTGGTGTGACAAGACCCGTATGTCGGAGGCGGAAAAGGCTGCTATAATACCTAGGGCAGTTGCCGCCGCCATGTCGCCCAGTGAAGCCGAGGTAGCTGCACATGCCTACATGGGTGGGCATGTTGCGAATAAAGGCATATGGGCCGCCAACGCGTTCGTGAAGTCTGGGACGTTGGCGTGTGGAGGTAAAATCCCACAAGTTTGAAGGAGCATGGTGTCTGTGTCGGCAGTCTGCAGTCAGGGTAAACAACTCAAGAATCTAGCATACGGCTGCAAGGTAGTGCGCGTGCCGCCACAGATACTATGCACTCATAAGCGACTCTTTTGGAGGGCCGCTATTCCAGACGTGTTCGGCTTCTACAGGCCGAACTGCCATCATGGTTGTGTAATGAACGAGTGGATTAGTATACACAACCGAGTCTGCGGAGAAGTCCCTGAACCAACACCTCAAGGGCTTCGAAGCTTGGCGAAGACAGCGGATTACATTGCGCGGAAATTAGGAGTTCATGAGACTAGACCTCTCGATGAGCTCCCGCTGCATTACTTTGGGTCTAAAAGAACTAAATACCAGCAAACTGTAGAGGACCTCAAAGTGTATCCGGCTGTGCCAAAGGACTCACACATCAAGGCTTTCATTAAGGCTGAGAAAACCAATTACGGTGCTAAAGAAAACCCGGATCCACGGATGATCCAAGCAAGGAGTATGCGCTATAATTGTTGTGTTGCTCAGTACCTGAAACCTATAGAAGAGTCTATCTACCGACGTTGGAAGAGTGATTACACCAATCTCCCTATGGTCGGCAAGTGTCTCAACCAGTATGAACGTGCTACACTTCTGCAGAAGAAGTTGGAACACTTCAAGAACCCGGTGATTGTCTCACTGGATGCCTCACGCTTTGATCAGCATGTGTCACGTGAGCAGTTGGAACTCGAACATCGAGTTTATCGTCGCTGTAATCGCGATCCTGAG